TTTGCCCATCCGGGTCTGCTGTCACCAACAGTTATGATAGTAGTGCTGTCCTCAAAGTGTTCATTGACTATGGGTAGCTTATCTACGTTTTCACGTTCCACAGAGAAACCTACACCTGTGCCACACATAAGTATATACATACATTCATCAAAGGAACGTGGACTATCTACAGGTATATAACTACAGTTGTAACCACCCACATGACACCTATCTAATGCAGGTCCTGATGTCATCAAGGCTCTCATACTAGGCATGACACCTAAGTTCATTATCTGAGTGTTTAGCTTTTCTTTTAATGCTTTTGTCAAATCATATTTGTGATTATCTTTAAGATGCTTAGTCATGTAACTAAAGTATCTGTCTACTGTCTCACCCCAATTCTCTCTGCGTTGTTCATCGTCTTTCCATCTTGCATAGCGAGAGAGTGCTATAAAGTTTTGGTAATCTGTTGGTAGGTAGTTGCTTATCATCTTTTACTCCGTTAGTACTTTAATATGGGATATTTTTACACCCTCTAAATCGTGAAATAACTCACGCATATAATCTTCAAAATCTTCTGTTACATCGCCATCTGAAGGAACAGGGTACTCATCAGGGTCAACTGAGAGAGTTACCATAATCTTAACTTTCATCAATAACTCCTATTAACTTATTTAAGTACCACTGTGCTTTCTTTAAGTCTTCTGAACCATTCTTATACTTATATCTCCATAGATACTTAACAATGTTTCCTTGCAAGTAAGACTCAAAACCATCGCCTAACATAGCTTCTAATGCATCTATACATTCAATGCCTGATTCATTATAATGTTTAGGGTGATTAACCATGTCTTGTTCTTTGTCTGCCATCATCTTCATGTACTCCATATGTCTTAGCATTTTTTGTTATCATTGTCTGATTCAAAAGACAGTACCACAACATTGTCCTTTTTGTCAACAACTTTCAGCTTAGGTTGAGGTTTTTCTTCATTGTATTCTGCTTCTTTTATTAGTCTTTGTCTTAAGTCTTCATCTCTTTCCATAAGAGGTACACTTGCACACATAGTTCTACAGAAATCTAGTACACCATAATAATCAGCATCGTCTAATGGATTCTCAGGAGATGTCATTATAGATATGTTTACTCCACCTGTCCACTTATCATGCTTATCAATCTCAGGTCTTACATCTATTATAAAATCTTCATTGAATACTTTACTTAGTATACTCACTTGGGTCTCCTTAATTTAATACCCTTAAACTTTATGAACTTAGGGTGTTTATCTTTACCCTTTTCCTTTAACCAATCTTCAGGTATTATTCTATCGTAGTATCTAAATCCGTATTTATCACACCATTGACCATAAGAGGACTTAGCACCTTTCTGTAACTTACTTCTACTATTAGTAAATACAAATCTTATATCTAAATCAGGATGTTGTTTCTTAATAGCTATGTGTTTCTTTCTATCTGCTGATAAGAACCTACCCTTAGTTTCTATTATTATACCGTTCTTTAATATAAAGTCAGGGGTATAGGTGCGATAAGTTAAATCTTCCCACTCAATCTTCATAGCTTCGTACTTGTATCTGTACTTTAACTCTGTTAGATAAATTGATATGGTATGTTCTAACCCACTCCTATACCCATGCTTTATAGCATCTCGTCTTATCTTATGAGGAGACATCTATGCTCCCTTAAGACTTACATACTGAACCATCTTAGGTTCTTTTGCTTTAGACATTTGTGCAGGAAGCTCTATTAGATTCTCCCAACAGGCATTTCTATATGAGCAAAATGTACAGTTTTTATTAAGAACAATGTTACCTGTCTCTTTACCTCTAAATGTTTCAGGCTCAGGTTCAAAACATCTGACTAGTTCCTTTGATTCAGTTGCCTTGATGTTCTTCTTTATCTTATCAAGCTCCTTATCCATGTCAATGTGAGCACGAACATACTTGAACAGTCCATTGGCTTTATTAAGTACCCACCAACCACCTGCTTTCTTACCTAGTGCCTTAGCATAACCTGCTAGTTGTCCAACATAACCAAAGCTATCACCTGAATGTAGAGATTCATATGAATCAAACTTATACTTGTATGACCAATCAGATGCAGACTTAATATCATCAACTGAATCATTCATAACTAAGTCATAAGAGCCTGATATTTTAGTATTCTCATCAAGTTCAAGTGTTACATTGTCTGTGTCTTCAAACTTAACATTAGCTTCTCTTAGTACTGCCTTAAATACTGCTTCAACTATGTCACCAATCATCATGTTCATTACGAAGGTAGTAGGTTTAGGTAACGCAGTCTCAGGTCTATTCTTCTCAAACCAAAGTTGGCATGAGGGTCTACCTATATTAGACATACGTAACCTAAACTTATCTTCTCGCTTCGTGTTGAACTGACGATTCAATGCATCTTTAATGTCTGTAGCTACTTGCTCAATATTCTCTTGGCTCATAGCAGACTTACCACTTGTGGCATTTTCAAGATACTGATGAATCATCATTTCAGCAGGATGGTTCACTATGCTACCTCTTCTTCAACATCAACATCAATGAAATCATTCACAATGTCTTTGTCCTCTTGACTAACAGGTGCTTTAGCTTTCATCTCCCACTCATTAAATATATAACTGTTGTAGTTATCTATCCATGCCATGAAATTAATAAAAGTATTTTGGTCTTCATCTGTTACTTGAACAGTCTTCTGTAAGTCTAGAGAATAGTTAGGTAAGTAAAAAGATGAACCACTAGGTAACTGTCTCTCTTCACTAGTCAACTGAATATAATGCTGAACAGGAAGCCTTTTAGTTTGATTAAACTTATTAAAAGGTTCTCCTATTGTTTTAAATGCATCACGATTATCAATCTCCCATATGAATGGAGTGTTGTCATCTAACGATACTTTATTACCTTTCTCGTCAGTAGCATTAGGCATATCAATTAGACCAAAGATTACTCTTACTCTTTTAATCTGCTTGATAACTTCCTGTGTCGCAACAGGTAGTGCTTTAAAATCTTTGATATACCCTGAAGGTTTACCACAGTTAAAGCTACCTTGATTGTCCTTAAGGTCTGAGTTAAGGTTATCTGCCATAAGTGTCTTATGGTAAGTACCCATAGGCTCACCCTTTTTAGCAGACATATTTTTAACAAACCTCTTATACATGAACCTCTGTATAAAAGGTCTTATCTCAACAGTTGGAGCATAAACAACAGGCATGTCAGGTCGTTCTAACTTAAATGAACCACCCTTAACGACTACTGCTTCTACACTTTCGTCTCCAACTTTCTTCATGCCCATAATATTATTATGATGCAATCTCATTCTAGGTAAAGGGTTTGCTTTACTTGTATCAGCAGAACCTGTTTCACCTGCGATACCCATAGCTTTTGCCATATCTGCGTAGTTATTGGTATCTATTGTCGTAACTTCATTAACCATACTATTTCCTTTCTATCAAAGTTTCTCAGTTATATCACATAACGTCTTTTGTGTCAAGCCAATTATTACCTATTTTTGCTTCTAATAATAATGGAACATTGAACTCTAATGCAAACTCACTATTAATTAAATTAATCATTTTACTATTGACTATTTTAATAACATGAATCACTTTTTGTATCTCTTCAGGATGTATGTCTATGACTATAGAATCATGCACACTGTTTACAATACAAGACTTTAAGTTTACTAATTCATTCTCTATGTTTATTAGTATAAGAGGAACTATATCAGCAGTAGCAAAAGACTGAACAGGATAGTTCTTTATCTGTGTAAAATGAGACACCTTACCATAAGAGTTTCTTCTAACGTCAGGGAATGAGAACTGTCTACCTGATGGTGTAGTTATCTTTCTAGTACTTATAACTTCTTTAGCCAATTTGGAGTGCCATAATGCGATTCCTTCGTACTTTTCCGTGAAGTGTTTATAATATGTAGCCTGAGCAGGTGTCCTTCCAAACCCTGTTGCTCCATAGAGGGGTGCAAAGGTATGAGCCTTCGCTTCTTGGCGAGATGTCTTCTCACCTGCATCACTAATAACACGAGCAGTATAACTATGAACGTCAAAACCATCATCTATCTCCTTCATTGCAGTTTTGTCTTGTGATAAGTATGCTGATACTCTGAACTCTAGTTGTGCAAAGTCAGCTTCAAGTATCTGTCCACCTTCCCAACGTGATACAAACACTTTCTTAACAGGGAACGTACCACCTCTAGGCATGTTCTGCATGTTAGGGTCAGCACCACTGAATCTACCTGTTGCAGTCCTATGTTGTAGTAATCTTACATGTAACTTACCATCAGGCTTAGTGTGTGTAGTTATGCCCTCAACAAAAGATGACAGATATGTATCTAATGCTGATAGCCTTTGTAGGTCAGTTAAGAAACTAACTGCCTGTTGTAAGTTATTCTTCCTAGCTATGCCTTGTAGTGTAGCTAAGTTAGTTTTATTGACTGTAAATCCATTAGCACTTACCCACTTAGCAGTAGGTGCAGTAAACTTTAGTCCTGCTACCACCTTACTAGGTACAAAAATGTAGCCAACAGAATTACAATAATCACACTTGTTGGGTCTAGCATAAGGAGTTCCATTTTTCCTAACCTTTCTTACAGAGCCTGTGCCTAGACAACTTGCACATTGTTGTGCATCAGTCTTGTACACTATGTCAGACTTCTCTTTAACATTCTTTTTGTATTCAGTATTATCCATGTAAGGAGAGAATGTATTTGCCCATTCAAGTTTATCTTTAGGCTTTCTACTATAGATAACCCAAGACATTTGCTCAGGACTATTGAGATTAATACGTGTGTCTCCCATCAACTCTTTTACTTGTATGTTTAGTCTCTTCTCAGTCTCAACTTTCTCTTTCTCAAACTCATCTCTAACATCATTTAATTTTGTAACATCTACAGTGAATCCATTCTGATATATTTTTGCTAATGTAACATATACACGATTAGTTAGTACAACTGTATTCATTAAACCTGCATACTCTTCTGTGTTTAGTTTCTTGTATAACACATCTGATAATTCTTGTGTTGCTTTTAAGTCAGCAGATAAGTAGTCAGACAACTCTTGCTTAGGTATCTCATCTATAGGTGTTTTATTCTTAAAGTATTCTTTCATAGTGTCTTGTTTCTTTGTAGCTAACTCATATCTATTAGCACATGCTTCAAGTGATAAAGGTTGTTTGTTACCTCTTTGTAACACATACTCTACTAGCATAGTATCAAACACTGCACCATCATACTTTAATCCACATTCCCATAGCCACAGTAAGTCATGGACTATGTTATGTCCTATGAGTATAGTCGCTTGGTCTAGTAACTCTTGTACTCCATCAAAGTTATCTCTGAATAAGTATTCCTTGCCACTATCAGTTAGACAACCAACCATAACCAATCTATTGTTAGATTCAAATGGGTCAAGATGTAACTTACCATCTCTGTGTGTAACTGTATTCTCTACATCAAGTGTTAGTTTCATAATTAAATAACCCTTCTTTTCTTTGTTTTTCCGTGTGTTCAGCATGGCAGTTAGCACAAAGAACTCTACATTTTCGCATTTCATCTTTTACTACTTTTATGCTATACCCATGCATCCTACTAATTTCTTTTTTCTTAGTGTGTATATCTTTATGGTCAAATTGTAAAGCATCACTACTTTTCTTATATCCACATATACAACATCCTAAATATAGCTTAACTCTT